GGATTTAATGTTATTGCAACTGCAAATACTAAAGGCAAAGGCAGCGATGACGGTCGTTTTATTGGAACTAACGTTCTCAATGAGGCATTCCTGGAACGCTTCCCTGTAACTTTTGAGCAGTCTTATCCTACTCCTGCAACCGAACAAAAGATTCTTGAGGGTATTGCTCTGGATCTTGGTGTAGAGGATCGTGAGTTCTGCAAACGATTGGTTGACTGGGGAGATATCATCCGCAAGACTTTCTATGATGGTGGTATCGAAGAGATTATCTCTACCCGTCGTCTGGTTCATATCATCCGTGCCTACAGCATCTTTGGTGACAAGGCAAAGGCAATCGAAGTTTGTGTGAATCGCTTTGATGATGAGACCAAGCAGGCATTCATGGAACTGTATGACAAAGTTGATGTAGATTTCCAGATGCCTTCTGAAGATACCGTTGACACCTACACTGCTGGGTGATATAATGACTAATGCTTGGAGTTTACTTTACGATGAACTAATGATTACTTCTGCAAACTCAGATGACTACAACGACTTTTGGGAGCAATCCTACAAACTTGCTAAGCAATCTTACAATTACAATAATGCAATTACTCCTGTGAACGAAGATAAGATTACATTCAATATTCCTGACCTTCCTGAACCTCCTAAAAACGAAAATGGGTTCTGGAAGTATCATGAGGACGTTATCCTCAAAGAGATTCGCGATTATCTTAGTGGCACCTATAATGCTCACTATGCTTCTCCTGAATCAAAAACTCAGACACTTGATCTGATTGAAGGTATTGGTGACGCAGAACCTTTCTGTCGCTCTAATGCTATCAAGTATCTCTCTCGCTTCGGTAAGAAGAATGGTAAAAACCGGAGAGACCTTCTAAAAGCAATTCACTATTGCATTCTTCTTTACCACTTTGCTGGCCTCTGTAATGAAAATTCGACCCCTTATGAAACTTTCTGATAAAACTATTTCTGTCCTGAAGAACTTCTCTTCTATCAATCAGTCTATTCTTTTCAAGGAGGGTAACAAACTTCGCACTATCAGTGTGATGAAGAACATCCTGGCAGAGGCAACTGTGTCTGAAGAGTTTATTAAAGACTTTGGTATCTATGACCTCAACCAGTTTCTCAATGGTATGAGTCTTCATCAGCAACCTGAATTAGACTTTGCTAACGAAGGTTATGTGATGATTCGCGAAGGCAAGATGCGTTCTAAGTATTTCTTTGCCGACCCGAATGTCATTGTTACTCCTCCCGACAAAGAAATCAAACTTCCTACTGAGGATGTATGCTTTGAACTGAGCACTGACCAACTGGACAAACTGCTGAAAGCAGCAGCAGTATACCAACTGCCTGACATTTGTGCTGTTGGTGAAGCAGGTGTGGTCAAACTGGTTGTTCGTGATAAGAAGAACGATACCTCTAACGATTTTGCTATTGTTGTTGGTGAGACCGATGCTGAGTTCTCTTTCAACTTCAAGGTAGAGAATATCAAGGTTCTCCCTGGCACCTATGAAGTGGTTGTATCCTCTAAACTTCTGTCGCGTTTCACTAGTAAGAATCATGATCTCACCTACTACATTGCGTTGGAACCCGACTCAACTTTCGGTTGATGTAGTTATGAGGATTGTAGGCAGTATCCTTGTGATTACTGCTTATTTTGTTATCCTTCATATAGATGTAACCACCGGAGTCATTATTAATTTAACCGCTGACATTATATCTGTTCCATATTTTATAAGAACTAAATCATGGGATGTAGTTGTAATGTTATCTTTTATTAGTGCTATCGGAATAAGTAAACTTATGGCATGAAAACTCTATACATCCACTGTCTTGAAAATGGTCACTGTATAACCCATGATGGGTATATTCAATTAGGACATCTGAATCATAGTGTGGAAAGGCATATGGAGTTGAACCCAACTATAAACTGGGTTGAAACCTACTGGTTGCCTGATATTTTTAAAAACAGATATCCAAGAGCTACAATGCAGTCGCATCAACGGGTATCTAATGGTAAACTTGGTTGTGAGAAACTGAAAGGCAAATGAACATCTTCGTGACTGATCCCGATCCTTGGAAGTCTGCTAGAGTTCTTCCTGACAAGCACATTGTCAAGATGCCTCTAGAAACTTGTCAGATGCTTGCTATTGTATGCTCTGACAAATGGGGGCATGGATTTGGCACCCTTCCCAAAGCAGACGGCACTCCCTATGCTACTGAGAAGGGTGCTTTTCGTAATCATCCATGCACTATCTGGGCAAATGATTACGTGATGAACTGGCAGTGGTTACTTGCTCATGGATTTGCTCTATGTGCGGAGTATGCTGCCCGCTACGGCAAGGTTCATACTTGTCATCACACACTGCTAGCAGCAAAGGAGATCCTGCCCACAGGAGACCCTACAGGGCGTTCTGGGAAGGGTCCTAAAGATTTTGTTTTTGCTGGACCTGATGAGTACAAGTATGATACTAGTATAGATATCTTTACAGCATATAAGATGTATATTGCATCTAAACCTTGGGTAGCAGATAACTATCTTCGCTTGCCTCAACGTAAACCTGACTGGGTCTAACTATGAAAGATCAAAACGCAATTCAAGATAATGAAACTAAAAAAGATAAGTGGAATCGTGGACTAGACATCTTCATCGAGTCGGTTCATAAACCAGATGCTTCTCTTCGTCAATGTGCCCACAATCAAAAGTGTTACCATGAATTGATGGACGTAAGAAATGATGTATTAGAATATCTAAATTCCTTGAGGTGGAACTAAACTGAATGAGTAATAATGAATTTCTTTGGGTTGAGAAGTATCGACCCAAAACTATTGAAGATTGTATTCTCCCAGAGGATATCAAAAAAACATTCCAAGACTTCTTGGAAAAAGGTGAGGTTCCTAACCTTCTGTTAGCAGGACCTGCTGGATGTGGTAAGACCACTGTCGCAAAAGCACTATGTAATGAACTAGGAGTAGATGTTTATGTCATCAATGGATCCGATGAAGGACGATTCCTTGATACCGTCCGAAACACTGCGAAGAACTTCGCTAGCACCGTTTCGCTTTCATCAACTGCAAAACACAAAGTCATCATCATTGATGAGGCAGATAACACAACCAATGATGTACAACTCCTCCTACGGGCGTTTACTGAGGAGTTTAGTGGTAACTGCAGATTCATCTTTACCTGCAACTTCAAAAACAAAATCATCGAACCACTCCACTCCCGGTGCGCGTGTATTGATTTTTCCTCCAATTCCAAAAGCAAACCAAAACTTGCCGCAACGTTCTTCAACCGTCTCCGGTCTATACTTGAGACAGAGGGTGTGGAAGCGGATCCAAAAGTTCTTGTCGAACTAATCAACAAACACTTTCCTGATTGGAGGAGAGTATTGAATGAATGTCAGCGTTATTCTTCTAGCGGTAAAATTGATACTGGCATTCTTGCTACCTTTAGTGATGTAAAAGTAAATGACTTGGTTAAAAACCTTAAGGAGAAAAACTTTCCTGAAGTACGTAAATGGGTTGTTAATAACCTGGATAATGATACTTCTGTTCTTCTGCGTCGTATTTACGATGCTCTTAGCGAATCCCTTACCAATAGTTCTATTCCTGCTGCTGTGCTTGTACTTGCTAAGTATCAGTATCAAATGGCGTTCGTTGCGGATCAAGAAATAAATATGCTTGCGTGTCTAACCGAAATTATGGTTGAATGCGAGTTCCGTTAGTGGTAACTATGTAGTAACTTCTACCACTTTTTTCTACAGCCTCTTTGATAGATTGGTATATAACACCATCATATTCAATCGGTTTGTAAGAGGTTACTTTCGGGATACCTTTCTGGGGTCTTTGATTAATCTTATACCCCTTCTTACCTTTATTCCACGGGACTTTTGTTTTTATCTCTCTCTGTCTATTGCTACACTCTTCCCTGATAAATTGATACATTGCCCCCGTCTTGATTTTGCCTTGATTAGACATATTCCATACGGCATACCACATTTTCTTTTTATCTTCGCCTGTGGTTATTTTATAAAGCAATAGGTGTAAAAGATAATGAACTCTTGGCGATACTTCAACGATATTATCGGGGTCGTCTGTGCCCCCTAAACTTTTCGGTATTATATGATGCCGTTCGGTTATGCCCCCTTGACTTTTCGGGTTATTTGTGATATAATCGTATATCTTCTTATAATCCATCTTTGAGTGTGAATTCAAAACTATTTATTATCATAACATATTTGGAGTGTGAATTCAAATGAATGTAAAATTGCTGCGTATCGTAACTGGTGAAGAAGTCATTGCTGAACTTCTCTCCGAAGATGAAAATACTATTACTGTAAAGAACGGTCTAGTTGTTCTTCCTAATGCTAACGGTGTGGGATTTGCACCTTGGGCAACAGTAATCAATAAACAAAAACCTGAAATTACTCTTGATAGTAAATTTATTGTTTACATGGTAGAATGTGATGATGATGTAGTTGAGAAGTATGAAAGCATCTTCTCACCAATTGAAAAACCTAGTAAGAAATTGATTCTATGAAAAGGAAAAAGCATCAAGTAAAGACCCAGTGGTATTACTGGTTCTGGGGTGCTGCTACTATTGCAGTAGTCTCAGGTCAGATTTATATTGGAAATGGATATAATGAAATGTCCAAAAGTCTTGACAGACTTACTAATGTGTTTGTTAGAATTAGTCGATGAAACATCTCAAAACTCCTCTTCGTTATCCTGGTGGCAAGTCCCGTGCTTGCATCAAAATGGACCCTTACTTCCCTGACCTTCGTGAATACAAGGAGTTTAGAGAACCTTTTCTGGGTGGTGGTAGTGTTGCCCTACATATTACCAAGAAGTATCCACATCTAGACATCTGGGTCAATGACCTATATGAACCCCTGGTCAACTTCTGGCAGCAACTTCAGATGTTTGGACCAGAGATGAAAACCAAACTACAAGAACTCAAGTCTAGGTATCCTGACCCTTCTTCTGCTAGAGGATTATTTTTAGAGTCAAAGGAGTATCTAAACGATGAATCAAATAATGACGCTCTATGGCGTGCTATCAGTTTTTATATTGTCAATAAGTGTTCTTTTAGTGGTCTCACCGAATCGTCATCTTTCTCAAAACAAGCAAGTGACTCCAACTTCTCAATGCGAGGAATTGAAAAACTCCCAGGATATTCGCAACTAATTTCTAACTGGAAGATTACTAATTATTCATATGACTATCTAATGGACAATGAGGGTGATACCTTTGTCTATCTTGACCCACCATATGATATCAAGGATAATCTTTATGGTAAGAAAGGTTCAATGCACAAGGGATTTGACCATGATAGGTTTGCTAAAGATTGTGATGAATGCTTTATGCCTCAGTTGATTAGTTACAACTCTGACCAACTGGTAAAGGATAGATTCAAGATGTGGAGAACTGGCGAGTTTGACCTGACTTACACAATGAGATCAGTTGGTGAGTATATGCGAGAACAAAAAGAACGTAAGGAATTGCTCTTGTTTAATTATGAAATGCGAAGTCAAGTTGTATAAAGCAGGAATTGTTTTTCCTGTTGAGGTAATTGCTAGGGATTACCAAGATGCTAGAAAGGTTGCTCTTAGTAGAAACCCTGGAGCAACTGTTGTTGGAGTTACTGCTGTATTTAAATAATGGAACTAAAAGATTGGTTGAACTCTATAAACTTTAATAAGGAAAACCTTATTAAAGAAAACCCCGATATCGTTAAACAGTATCCTCCTTACATTGTGAATCGTTGTTTGTCTGGACATATTGATTGTGTGATGTATGCAAATGAGATGAATAAGTATAACTTTCTTGATAAAGATATGCAATATTCTTTTTATCTAAATACTTTGAGGAAAAAGAAGAGATTTTCTCCCTGGCTCCGAAAGGATAAAGTCACGGATTTAGAATGTGTCAAAAAATACTATGGTTATAGTAATGAAAAAGCATCACAAGCTCTAAAAATCCTTACACCAGAACAAATTAGTTTTATCAAACAACGACTTGAGATTGGAGGAACAAGATGAGTACTGTAGAACCTACGGTAAACTGGTCACAGGACCAGATGGTGGAGGTGTTCTTGAATGAACCTGATGACTTTCTGAAAGTACGTGAGACGCTGACCCGCATTGGTGTCGCTTCCCGTAAAGAGAAGAAACTCTATCAGTCTTGCCACATTCTGCACAAGCAGGGTAAGTATTATATTGTACACTTCAAAGAACTGTTTGCCCTTGACGGTAAGAGAGCAAACCTTACAGTAAATGACGTACAACGCCGCAATCGTATTGTTCGATTGTTGTGTGACTGGGGTCTGGTCACTGTAGCAAGTGAAGACCAAGTTCTTGATATCGCACCCTTGAACCAAATCAAAGTCCTTGCTTACAAGGATAAGGGTGAGTGGATTCTGGAACAGAAGTATAATATTGGTAAGAAAACCAAACCACAAGAAGCAGCAGCATAAATAGACTTGAGACTCTTTTCGTGCGGTCTCTACGAAAGTCGGAACACCCTATAAAGAGGTACGGTTTACCCGTTGCCTCTTTTTTTGTTTTATGCTATAAATATGTACGGATGCCTTCGGGGTCCACACAATCAAATCTCGCTTATCAAGGAGAAGTAAAGATGAACGGCAACATGCTCGCGAAGTATAACGCAGCCAACATAAATCAATTGTTGGAACGTATAAATAGAAACAGTATTGGAATGGATGAGTACTTTGATCGTCTGTTTACACTGCACGAAACGACGACTAACTATCCTCCATACAACCTAGTCACGGTCAGCAACGTAGAGTCCCGACTAGAACTAGCACTAGCAGGTTTCAAAAAGAAAGAAGTTTATGTCTACACGCAAGACGGTAAACTTTTTGTCGAAGGACAAAAAGAAGACACAGAATCAGAAACTGAATATGTCCACAGAGGAGTGGCTCAGAGATCTTTCACCAGATCTTGGACACTCTCAGATGAAACGGAAGTTAGATCAGTTGTATTTTAGGATGGGTTACTGAGTATCACTCTGGGTAAAGTGGTGCCTGAAGCACACAAACGTAAGGATTATCTGTAACTGCTAACAAAATAAAGTTGCTGTTGCTACAGAAGTGTATCATAGTGATACAGTATAATATAGATAGTTATGTATTTACGGAGGACGACTTATGAATTTCACAGCCGCCACTCTTACCATTGGCACTATGTTTACTATTTTTCTTGGTGTCCCAATCGCCAGCGCACTACCCTAATGCACCGCCAGGTATAAATACCTATCCATTTACCACCCCATAATCATGGCAGTTTTAGCAGTAATAGCAATTTTAACAGGAAGTTTCGTTGGAGCAGCAGTACTTACCCCATCGCAAGACTAAATAAAACTGAATATCGTCGCCGCTAGGGGACAACTGGCAAAATCCAGTTGCGTCCCCTATTTTTTTGTGCTATGATATCCCTGATAGGAGGACTGTATGACCAAAAAAGAATTCAAAAAGATCGACAGTAAAGGTCGTGAAGAAACTTGGGAGTGGGAAGAAACTCCAGAAGTAAAATCTGCTCTTCAGAAATATCGTAAAACAATCTATGAACTGGAACTGAAAGCACCAGACTATGGAGTAGGTAAATGATCAAACTTCTTCTTATGAAATCCGGCGAGGATGTTATCGCCAATGTTGAGGAGATGTCATTTGGTGAGGGTGAGAACCGTAGGGTGGGTGGTTACTATCTGCATAAACCCTGTATCGTCAAACTGCTGACCAAGGCACAGATGGACCAAGACGACACCGGTAAGACTGGTTACAGAGTCTCTATGACGCCCTGGATGCCCCTCTCTGCCGATGAGACCATCCCTGTGGTCGCTGACTGGGTCGTGACTATGGTAGACCCTGTAGACAAATTGCTAACTATGTATATCGAGGACGTATTGGACAATGGACCCAAAGACAGTGAAAGTGATTCATCTGATGAACAACCAACTGCTGATAACGCAGATTGAAGAAATAGGTGCTGAGATTGGTGAACCAGATTGTAAACTGGTTGAACCGTATACTGTTGACCCTTCAACCTTGGAACTTGAACCTTGGTTGCTGAACATTACTATGCAGAACGAATTTATGATTAGTTCTGATAAGATACTGACGCTGGCAGAACCAACGTCTAAACTTTTGAAAAAATACGAGGACTTATTTTAGTGGCACTGGACTTCTATACAAACGTACAATTGATTGGTAACCAGTTTCTGGTTCGTGGAGTTAGAAATGGTAGACGTTATGAAATGAGGGATGAGTTTTTCCCTACTATGTTTGTAAAGTCCAAGAAAGATACCAAGTATCGAACACTAACTGGGGAGACTGTAGAAGAGGTGCGTCCGGGCACAGTTAGAGACTGTCGTGAGTTCTACAAGAAGTATGATGATGTAGATGGGTTTGCTATTTACGGAAACGACAGGTATATCTATCAGTATATCTCAGACAAGTATCCCCAAGATGAAATCAAGTTTGATATTAGTCAAATCAAACTAGTAACACTTGATATTGAGACCACAGCAGAATATGGTTTTCCTGATGTTCAGTCTTGTCAGGAAGAGATTCTTGCGATTACAATTCAGGATTACACCACCAAGGAGATTATCACTTGGGGTGTGGGTCCGTTCAAGTTGAAGCAGGGTAATCATTACTACAAGCAGTTCAACAACGAATATGACATGCTCTCTGACTTTAGTCAGTGGTGGGAAGAGAACATGCCTGATGTTGTGACTGGGTGGAATATTCAGTTGTTTGACATCCCGTATCTGGTTGGACGCATTGATAGGGTTCTAGGGGAGAAGAGGTGCCGTAGGTTCTCTCCGTGGGGTCTGGTGAGTGAAAAGGAACTGTATATCAAGGGTAAGAAGTACAAGACCTTTGATGTGGGTGGCATTACTCAACTGGATTATCTTGAGTTGTACCGTAAGTTCACTTACACCAACCAGGAATCTTATCGTCTGGACCACATTGCTTTTGTGGAACTTGGACAGAAAAAACTAGACCACTCTGAGTTTGATACCTTCCAAGACTTCTACACGAATGGGTGGCAGAAGTTTGTAGAATACAACATCATTGACGTAGAACTTGTTGACCGTCTGGAAGACAAGATGAAACTGATTGAACTTGCTATCACCATGGCATACGATGCTAAGGTGAATTAT